GTGAACAAGGCAGTAAGTGTGTAGTTCATACCACCGTTCTTGTTAACCTTAACAACTTGGTTAACCAACCATCTCACCAAGTCCATCCACGAGAGCGCGGCGGCAAAGGAGAAACCCGCAACAACGGCGTTGAGGGATTGGGACTCGAGTTCACGAGCGACGAGCGTAACAGTTTCGGCAGCAGTAGACATTTTTATATATAGTATCCTGAGATTTTAATCGGGGAGCAAATCTTCTTCAATTAAAATTTTTTTATAACGTTTAGGTTTCATATACCCTTTTAGCATACCCACATTTATATGGTCTGTTCCTGATTCGGATCCTGATTCGGTCTCTGTATCAGAATCACTATCAGTATCAGAACTTTCATCATCGTCATATAATTTAAAATATTCAGAAGTCGTCACATACCCTTCAGGCTCCGATGTGTTCATTACTATCTATAGCATTTTTTAACAATAATTCTGACGGATTTTTTGGTTCCCACGCATCCCAATTATCATACGCCATATTCATTTTGACAAACTTATATTCTCGCCCTGTGTATCGCGTAAAAGGAATTTCTTCGTCTTCAAATTCAATATCTTCTTCATAACCGTCATCTGAAGATTCTTCATATATTTCCGGGAAATATGTACCCATTTTCTTACCAACTTCATTCATGGCACAATATTTCATTGCATATTCCAAGTCTTCACCAACTAACATATCTCTACCACACGCTTTTGCGTATTCTGCTGCGAGAACCATGGATCTTTCAAATATGGGTTGAATAATATTAATAGCGGAGTCCTGGACCTGTTCAATTAAGTTTTCGGTTGCGTCTTTTTCTCGTTGATTCATTATAAGTTAAACAGAGTTTTAGCTATTCCGTTTTCTACACGGAGTATGTTATAACTTAGCCCTAAAACTCTAAGTTCTCTTTTACGATCTTCCTGACTATTCAGGGTTAATGTTAATATTTGTTCTTTAATTAAACTAAAATTTACCTGTCCTGTTGGATACCACCGTTCTGGTTCGAGAGCAAAACTATACGAATAGAATCGCTTGAATAATTGTGTTCTTGAATGGTGTATACCACTTTGAACTGCTCGTAAATTTATAACGTTGCCGGTTTGTTTGTTTAAAACAGTAGAATCGTCTAATTTAATTTCAAGGTTTCGTAAATGTTCGTGGCTTATATATTCACTATCCAATATCTGAGCCGCGTGATCGTAATTAAGTAGAGTTACGAAGTGTGAACTAATTGTACTATTTCTATTTTCCTGTATTATAAAGTAAAGTTCCTTAATTGGGTTTTTAAAATTTAGTTTATGTTTTACAATAACTGGATTAATACTAGGACTTTGTGGAATTTGATCTACACTTTCCTGAACTTGTGTAATGATATAATCTATTTTTTTACTTAATAACATTTGTTTTTCTTCTTCGTCTAAGGAAACCATTTCAACATTTATTTTTAAACTTTTTATCAAGTTTTTAGGTTTTAAACCGGTATAATGTATGTAATTTACATGAGCAACTCCGGTTCTTGTTGCATGAATACACTGGTCAACGTCTCGAAGTTTTATAACAATTTCAATCTCCTGACCTGTTATAGCACAGAGTGGTATGGCGAGTTCGGGATTATTATAAAAATAAAAGGGTATATCGATGAAATACTTTGTATCGGATGTAGCATTACCAAGATAATGTCCCAAAGTAGTTGACATGGCCTCAGATCCAGAAAGTTCTAAAGGTGGTTTACCAATAAGTTTATCTAGGTTGTGTTGCTTTGTTTGTGTTATGTATTGTTCAGAATAAATATGTATAAAATCACTCGTAAGTCTTTGAATAACTTTACCACCTATTAGCAGTTCCACGTGTTCAATCATATGGTGACCTATTGATTCATTATACCCTATACCAGTTCCATCTGTTATAGAGCTCTTAAGACTTTGATCTATAGCGCTCAACTCAACTTTCATGCTCACAGTTTTAAGAAGATCACCTTGGTTTTGGGGAATGGTACACTTAATGGTGTTACCAAACTCTACATCGCCTTCGACGTCTAAGTCAACAAAAAATGGTGCAAAATTGCTATGTTTTTGAAAATTCTTTATGAAATATGTATATTCGGGATCGTCTGTAAAAAAAGCGTCCTGTGGACCAGATGTTTGTAATTGAACACGACCAGCCATTACTAGTATAACTGACTAAAATTTTAAACCTCCAAGACCGCTATGTATTCGTAAGATGTTATAGTTTACAGCATATACGTAAACTTTGTGTCCGAAACTCGCGTCTGGTGAATCCAGTTCAATTTCTATCAAATTATGGGCTATTCTACTCATATTAACTTGACCGGTCGGGTAATACGTTTCTGGTTTCAGGGAGAAACTATATACACCAAAGTTATTACCAGTTGTTCCAGTATAATACTTTAATGGTTGTTCATAGCTTAACATTAAATTATCGGCGTCTATAATTGTATTATTATTAAACTTCATGGTAACTTGTTTTAATGGTTCGTATTTATACACGTCATCACTAACAGCCACAAAGAACATTTCTTTGACCGGGTTTTTAAAATTAAGCATACCAGCTTTTTTTGATACACCGGCATCAAGTTTGAATTGGGACATTTGTACTTGAGTTATAACATATTCTATAGGACGTGTAAGTAGAAAACCCTTTTCATTATCGGTAATAAAAAAGAAATCTGTTACAAGTGAAACTTCTTTTATAGATGAAGAAACATCCGTGGGTGGGTCTTTAATATCTGTACTTGTTTTATATTGTACAGTGACATCCTTTAATTTTTTAAATTTTATATGTACTTCTACTTGTTGTTTTGTTAGAGCACACACGGGTATAGCTAAACTTGGGTTTCTAAAGAAATAGAAAGGTAAAAAGACATTATAATCCCAATCATATGAAACAGCTACATAATTACCATGCCCCGTTAAAAAGTAAAGAGTTTGGTCAATATCATCTTTATTACTGTGTATTTGGTCATACATGTAAATATAATCACCTGTTATTCTCTCTATAGTTTGTCCACCAATAACGAGATCGGCATAATCTATTATCTGTGCACCTATAGATTCACGGTATCTTATATCATACCCCGAATCTGCAGTACCAGTAGGTTGCGGTAAAGTAAATTTAAGCATCATACTTCGAATGAGATCTCCTTTGTTTTGGGGGATACGACATTCTACCACCGCGTCGTAATCAACGTCTCCATCAAAAGGTGTTTCTACAGCCTCAATCGAAAACTTAGTATGTCTTCTGAAATTCATCAGGAAATACGAAAATTCGGGTTCGCCAGTAAACCATTGGTCCTGAAATCCTGTGACAGCAAGGTTTAATCGACCAGCCATTCTTACTCTATGTGAGTAAAATTTTATGAATTAAAACGACGTGATACTGTAGATGAATCTTCAGTTGAGAAAATTCAAACCTGAAAAAATGGCAGATGACAAAGTCTGTGTTTTTATAGGTAAACGGAATACAGGTAAATCAACACTGGTTACAGATATTTTGTATCATAAAAAACATTTACCAGCTGGAATTGTTTTATCAGCAACAGAAGAAGGTAATCATTATTATCAGCAATATATACCTGATCTTTTCATATATGGTGATTACGATAGAGAAGCTATTGAACGTGTAATGGATAGACAAAAAAGATTAGTTGGTGCGGGTAAACGAAATTGTGGGGCTTTTCTTCTTTTAGATGACTGTATGTATGATTCTAAGTTTATGAAAGATACGTGTATTCGTCAATGCTTTATGAATGGACGACATTGGAAGATATTTTTTATGTTGACCATGCAGTACTGTATGGATCTACCACCTGCACTCAGGGCAAATATAGATTACATTTTCATTTTACGTGAAAATATTATTCAAAATAGGGAAAAATTGTTTAAAAACTTTTTTGGTATTTTTCCATCGTTTGAGATGTTCAATAAAGTTATGGATACATGTACGGAAAACTATGAGTGTTTAGTATTAGACAATACATCCAAAAGTAATAAAATAGAAGACTGTGTCTTTTGGTATAAAGCAACCCTTCGCAAAAATTTCAGGGTAGGTGCACCAGAGTATTGGCAAACACATAAAAAGATGTTTAATCCGAAACATGGTAACATGAAGGTTGGTGACCCAAATTCAGTTAAAAGAAACACACCATTTAAAGTTACGAAAAGAAAATGATAAGAAATTTCGTTAGACGAATAACTTCTTTACCATCAATCGCACCACCTTATATACCACCAACACATGAAGCTATTAACTTTTTATTTCCAGATAATAATGAACCAAAACCAGTAACAGTAACACCAGATAATTCAGACGATGGGTATAGAATATTAGTAGATGTATGTCACCATACAAAAACTGTTTATATAGATAACGATATGTCTGATTACGATAAATTGAATGATTTACCCAGGATCATAAAAACATTTGGGTGTTTATATCCAAACTATACTCTTCAGGGTAATGATGCGTAATCATCTAAAACGAAAAAACTTTGTACATATAAATGGCAACAGACGTTAGAACAATGAACCTTTCAGATAACGGTGATGGTATGGTATCTCTAAATAATAACCAAGGGACATCTTTTGTGCCGAATATACCCCCCGAAAAAAATGTGAGTGAAAATAAACAGACAATGGATTCTACATCAATTTCCGATATTATGAGTCAAGTAGAGGAACCACTTGAACCACCAATGATGGGCGCCGATCCAAGAATGGCACAAATGCAAATGCAAACACCAATGATGGTGGCACAACAGCCAGTGGCACAGCAGCAAACTACTGAAAAACCACCCGAATCTAAAAATCCATTCAACCTTACTGATGACCAGTTCGAAGCACTCATTGTTGCTATTTGTGCTGCGGCGGCAATTAGTAAGCCAGTTCAAGAAAAACTTGCGAATTTTGTTCCATCGTTTTTGAACGATCAGGGACACAGAAGTGCAATTGGCTTGGCATCGACCGGTGTGGTCGCGGCGGTCGCCTTTTACATATATAAAAGATACGCTTAAATGGCATTATAATGTCTATACATTCTCTTCCCAAATATAAGATAGGAAATGAGAAATCCAAACAGTAAACCAACTGCGCGAAGTCCTAGAACAGTACCAGTACTCTTCGTAGTTTTACCATAATCTCTAAAATCTTTTTCAAAACGTTTGTTTATTTGTGAAACACCCGCAACCATACCCATACCTAATGAAGTTGCAATTATTAAAAATGGTGCATCTATAGCCAAACGACCAATGAGATTACCACCGCGTGGTAATATAGTAATGACTAATGGTGTAACGATCATAAGTATAAACATATTTATCCATTTATCGTTTAAAAGTAGAGGCGCACTCGAAGATGCGAGTAAAGTATTTAGTAACAAATACGCTTTCATCAAATCACCGAAAGATTGCATTTATTAATACCAAATATTATTTATCCTGAATGTGTTTGCCACAAAATTCAGTTCTTTGTGGTATTTCCTGGTATATCCCTAAAGAAACGCACATGGTTCTAAGTTTATCGAAATTTTCCCAGAACTCCTTACTATGTGTATATTCATCGACGGTACAATGTGCGAGTTCATGTAATAAAACGTGGAATATTTCATTGGGTTCGCCGTCAATACATAAACCTATATCGCTACCCTTACTAACATTATACCCAATAGAGCCATTCATACGTTTATGTGCAGTAATTGGAATTTCTTTATACAACATTTTGAATTCTTGGTTATTGGTTTCCTTAAGATGTTCCCTAAGTGTCCTGTATTTTTCATGTATTTCTGTTAATTCTTGTGGTTCATTTGTATTTATAAATAATAATACATTTATGATAAGTAGAAATAATATCAATATCATCTTACTATAAATATATAAAAAAAATTAAGTGTAAAAATATAGAAATAAAAGTATACATAAAAGATAGAGGAAAAAAATAAAATCTTTACTCTAAAAAGTACAAAAACACAAAAAAATTATTTTTGAAAAACAACTAACTTCTCGAGGCACTTTGTTATAAAAATAAAAAGTTTTTTTTTCGGGTAGCGACTTTTTCGGGTAAAGATTTTTTTATTTTACAGTAGGTTTTGTGTATAATTTTAAGAGGAAAAATCGGTTTTAATTATTTATTTCGAATAAAGCATATTCAATGAATACACTTGGATTAGGATGGTCCGTCATCGCAAGTTCATCCTCTAGATCACCTATAAAATTTTCTTTTTCATGTTCGTCGATGTCATTATACATGTAATTGATAAGTTTTGCATTTCTTGATGCGGCTGCTCCGACCATAGCGTAATGTACACAATGTCTAGGGTAACCACACTCTTCGTATAAATACTTAAATGTTTCCAAACCCATATCGTGATTTTTACAATATGCCACAGCAAAACTTAAATCGTCTTCATCTTCTCTCATATCATCACCGTCATTGGGTATGTCTTCGATTATTTCATCAATT